GGAATCGACTAAAGCGAATCCCGTTGAGTGCCTACCTCTAGACTCTGCTGACACCAACATTCTTTTAAAACCATCTAGAGCGAGAGCCGTCTCTGTGACGGCCCTGCTTTTTTTCTTAAAGACTATTCCTGCTAATCCACACATTTTTAAATTCCTCCCATTACATAAGTTCTATAATCATAATGTCTCATATAATCGCTCTCTCTCTTAGCGAATTTTTTATAAGTTGTTTTTACATACTCATTTATCCTAGAGTTAAACTCTGAATCTCTAACAGTTCCAAGGCCTAGCGCTTTTCTGAATTTTGCCATTCCAACAGTTCCGCCCTCAACAGTTTTAAGAGTAACAGAGCGCTTAGACTCAACAGCATTTAAAATCATCTGAGTAAGAATAACCCAGTTCTGTATTTTCTCAGCATTTAGAGAACCCTGATGGTAACGAAACTCAACTGAACCTCTGCCGAATATGTGATAAAGGTTAAGTCCGCAGGCTCTGTAATGCTGAAGAATTCTGCTGTTCTTGTTTCTTACGACGTCCTTAACGCTCTCTCTAACGATGGAGTTTTTATTGTTATTGTATCCATCGAAATCGCCTTTCATGATACTGCTCATCTCGATTCTCTTAGCGTAAAAATATCTGCGAACTGGAACAGAGTAATTTCTGTTATCTAAACGACTAGGAGCGATTAGCTTATATAGACAATGCTCGAACTTAGCTACCCACTTGGTCAACTTTTCGACGTTAGCCTGAGCCTCAGCGTCTGAGGCGTTAGTGATTTGATCCCTGACGTCGTGATGAACATGGAGGCCACAAGAAACGTTTACTGTGCAACCTAGGCTCTGAAGAAGGTTACAAACTTTCTCGATTTGCTCTAGGCCATTTTTACCGAAAAGAAGAGGACTAACGATTTCGTTTCTACCAACCTGAGGAACGTCGTTAGGAAGGTTGTAACGAGTCGCTACTACTGAGGCGTCTGAAACGACTTTCCACCATTCACGGGTCTCATGATTATATCCCTCTTCATGAGTCTCGATACCTAGTGCTGTTAACTGATAAGCGATAGCTGAGTGACTTACGTTACGAGGACGACTGAACTCTATTTCTACTCCGAATGCTCTTGTTTCATCAAAAAAACCTTTCATTTTTTTACTCCTTTGTGAACTGTTGTTATTTGTATCATTTGTCATGGTGATAATATATAGAAACTGGAGCATAAGTGTCAACAATTATTTACAATATAATTAATAAAAGTTTATTTCTCGTCGGTATATATATAAGGAATAAAAAAATAAATAATAAAAGTTTACAAAAATACTTGCGCTGAATTTATTTTTATCATTATTATCTCAGCGACAAATGAATCAAAAATAAAGGAGTTCAAACATGGAATATTTAAACGACCTACTAAAAGCCCAAGACTTACTCAAGAAAGGGAATCAGATTATCGCTTGTAAGGCGATGAGGGGCGCTGAATTAGAGTTGTTAAAAAACAATGGTAAACATCCAACTGAAAGGAGAATGGGTATCATTAAGGATATAGGACTAAAGGATAATGAAATCGTGATCGATTTTGATGTCCTAGTAGAGATTGACTCTGACGGAGAGCCTACAGCTTATAGACTACCTGAGGATGATATGGAGACCTTGCCTACTATGTCAGCATTTTGCTATCTAAATCAAGTTTTGCAAATCATCGAGAATAAGGGTAGACATGACCTAGATATGATATGGAGATTCGATGAGGAGCCTTTCAGAATTGCAGATATTCAGGAGGAGGAATAGTCATGGCTAAAAATCCAAAAATGTACGAATCAGTCCCATTAGTATTTAGAAATCTAGAGGACGCTCCTAAGGAGTTCGAGTGGACTGATGAAACTGCGCTAGAGTTCGCAATCGTAGCGCAGAGGGGAAGTTGGGGCGACTATTACGGCCTTAGGGCAATCGGGGATAAATTGAAGAGGTTTAAGGATATTAAGACGGGTAAATGGCCTCGTAAATCCTGCGACTGTTGCGATGGAGGTTGTTAAGATGAAAGAATGTTTATGGTACGCTACTGTTGAATACTCTAATCCTGAATGCGACTTTCAGGTAATTCTTGAGGACACATTTGAGAATTTATTTAGTAGATTGACAGATGCAAAGTTGAAGGGATTTGATTCCTATGTCGGGTCATGTCCAAACTTGAGAGTTTTAGAGGTAGGCTACGACAGCCGTAAAATAAGCGACAGAACTAGATTTGTTCAGAAAGTTATTAAATCTATGGAAATTTTAGAGGGGGGAGAGGATACACACTCCGCAGAAGTGAACTCCGTATCATTTGTCAACTCGCTCCCCTCAAATTTTATAATCGAGACTGTCGCTCTCATTGAAGGTCTGTGGACTTGCTATGATACAAAAGAACATCAGGACGGAAAGGATATGGAGGCTAGTCTGCAAAAGATTCAGGATGACGTTTGGAGATGGAAAACTAAATTCTCTGAGGAATTAGAGACAGTTCATAGGGAGAAAAAATGAGTTGTATCTGTGAAACTTGTAAGGGTCATCGTGATTTATTTACGAATTACGATGGCCTTATGGCGTTAGGAACTGAGATTTTTGAAGAGGCCTGCCTGATGGATTATAAAAAAGAATATAAAAAGCTAAGGCATAAAACTCTATTCGGTTATAGCGAGTATTGGAAAGATTCTAAAAGCATTACGGGTCATCAGGCTTGGAGATGCCTTTCGGATATTGTCATCGAATTAGGTATCTTATTTCATCAAATCAAGGACAAAAAAGAAAACGTCAAACATTATAAACACTATGAAAAAAGACATCATAATTTTGTTAAAATGGTAGCCTCTGAGTTAGCTTTGAGGCTGTCGCAAGTAAAGGGAGTTAAGCTAAATGTTAAAAAGCCAAATTAAAAAGCCTACTAAAAAAGAACGGATCAAAAGATATTTTCAGCAGGGTCATAAATTAACTCAGCGAGATGCGATTCAATTATTCAAGAGTTATCGATTATCTGCTGTCGTTCATGAGTTGAATAAAGAGGGAATGAATATCCACAATCTAGCAACGTCAGGCCATGCCATTTATAAACTAATTCCTGAGGGCGAATTAGCCTTATAATGGCCGTTTTTTATAAAAACAAATGGGTAGTGAGACTCGGGTTCTATCAAGTAGGAAAGCGGTCTGATTCGTTGGCGTTTATCACGACTGCAAAAACGGAGGAAATCGTCAGCAATACGATGATTCCCTTTAATAGAAGAGAAGGAAAAAAGATGATAAGTGAGACGGCCCGAGTTTTCTACCCTAAGATATTTGATGAGATAAAAAAGCATAAAAGATTAGACTGGTCAGGAGTAGTTCTGCAAAAAACTTTTTATCAGGATGAGGACGGAGAACACTTTGTCCAGTATTTTAATGATTTAATAAATGACTATGTAAACCTAAGAGGAGAAGTAGAATGGAGAAAATAGAAAATATCTTTATCCGATTAATTACTATCGGACTAATCATACAGCTAATAAGGGGGATTATAATATGCCTTTAAAAACCAAAATAACCAAAAAGCAGGCGAATACTTTATTCGTCATTCAATGCCTTGAGGACGTAACTGCTATCGGCCCGACTACAGATGATTTTAATAATATCATTTATCCGATGCCTGCGAAACTCGTTAAGGGAAATCCAATCATATTCGGAAAGGATAACCAGTACAAAATAGAGCAGGGCGATTCTTTTGAATGGCAAATCTCAAAGGCCTTATATAATACTATTATTGATATGGGATTCTCAGGTAAGGCTAGACTAGGAGTTAAGATGGTGGTAACTGCCGACTCTACGTCTTGGATGGTTGCAGACCCTGACGATATGGTATTTGAGGACGATATGAATAAACTGCCTGACGAAACATCGCAGATAGTGACTGAGCAACCTGAGAAAAAAATAAACTATGGATATAAAGACGTTAGAGACAGAGACGACTCTAGGGCCTTAGATATTAAATGGGGAATGTCCTTTAATAAGGCCTGCGATATTGTTATCGCTCGCAAAGCAGGAGATTCTAAGTTCTTTGAGGACGTTGAAGAGGTGCAAGTAGCAGTTAGGAATATGACTCATAGACTGATGAATGTCGCAACTGGTCTCGATATTTGGGTCAAAGAAAACAACGATAAGTCCTTTGAGCAGTCAAAAGTTGACGAGATGTTTTGATGCCTTGGGGCAAGTCTATAAAACGAAATAAATGGGATAAGGTTTTTTCTGACTTTATCAGAGAGAGGGATAATTGGACTTGTCAGAGGTGCGGAAAGTTTTTTCCTGAGAGCAGAGGTAGGGGTGGCCTACATAATAGCCATTTTTTCGGACGGAGAGCCTACGCCACTAGGTTCGATGAGATGAATTGCGAGGCTTTGTGTTATGGATGTCATTCCTACCTTACAGCAAATCCTGAGAAACATAGAGAACATAAGATTAAAAAAATTGGTCAGGATAATTTTGATCGACTACTAAAAAGAAATAGGGAAACTCGTAAAAAAAGGGAATACGAGAATCCTGAATTTTATGCTCTACTTAAACAAAAACTTAAAATTTTAAAGGAGCGAAAAGATGGCAAAGGGGAGAATGATTAATCGAACAATCGCAATAGATCCAGTTTTCAATCAATTAGATAGGGATGCTCAATGGTTATATATGAGAATGCTCCCATTTATGGACGACTACGGAAAAATGACGGGGAGCGTTTTAGAAATAAAATATCTCTGTATTCCATCAAGTGATTTAGATGCTGAATGGATACTGGACAAAATAAATCAGATGGTAAAATATAAACTCGTAGCATTTAAAGAAAATGTCTGCGTCCAGTTCCTAGGATTTGAGAAGAATCAGAAAATCGGTCATCGCAGAGCCGAGTCTAATTATCCTGATTTAGTGAAAGGTCAGGAAAGGTCTAAAAAGGTTGAGAAAGGTCGTAATAATATAATAGAAGATAATAAAATAGAATCTAAACCAATTAAAAAGAAAACAAATTATCCAAGGCCTACACTAAAAGAGGTTGAAGAATACTTTTTAGAAAAAAAGATTCCTAATTATTTAGATAATGCCTCTAGGTTTTGGAATCATTATGAGTCTGTCAACTGGTATCGTGGAAAAACCAAGATTAAGAAATGGAAAATGTGCGTCAAAACTTGGGATTTTGGAGAGGATGACGAAAAACAGTCGTCAGGAATTGACTTTTCACTATTTGAAAAAAATGAAATATCAGGGGAGTTTACTGCCTACTGCTCACAATGTGGAAAAAAGTATCATCCTAAATTTCCTTTTGAGATTGCTAACGGGAGTCCCTGCTGTAAAGTTTTTTATAAACCAACTAAGGAATAGAAATGAGAAAACCTAAATTCGATGATGTTCAATTAATTAAGAAAAAAGATGGATGGACTTTGAGGGTTGTTAGAAATGACCCAACTGACCGAGATGAGTTCGAGCAGATGGTAAGGAAACTCGCTAATGCGCTCTCAGAGTTCGGAATTTCTGTCAGGTTCACATCTGATCTAAATGAATGAATTTTGTCATTTAAAGTATAAAAAAACGCCTAAAAACGTAACTGGGGGGAGTTGTCCATTTTGCGGAATCTATAAAAATGATAAATATTGCGGAATAGCAAAAAATCCTAATAAATTATCGCAGATGTCAAAATGTCCATTAAAACAAAAAAGGAGAAAGGGTGTTAGAAGGTAAATCGGTGAGGGTTGTTATTAAAGACTTGATCGAGGCTGAGTATAATCCTAGAGAAATAACAGAGAATCAGTTTAATGATTTAAAATTATCTATTGAAAAATTTGGGTTCGTTGAGCCTATTATAGTCAATAATCATCCTGATAGAGTAAATGTAGTTATAGGAGGTCATCAGAGACTGAAAGTAGCTGAATTTTTAGGAATGGAGTCTGTTCCTGCTGTACTGGTTGAGTTGGATGAAGATGAGGAGAGGGAACTTAATATCCGTTTAAATGCGAATGGTGGTTCATGGAACTGGGATAAGATTGCGAACGAATGGGACTATGACAGCCTGAAAAATTGGGGACTAAATATTCCGAATCCGTCTTTTGATATGCCTGAACTCTTAGACGATGCAACAGAGTCAGCAAAAGATAGCGACGTAGTTAAGGGAGATAGAACAGAATTTATTTTAGATTTATCTTATGAGCATAAGGCTGAACTAATAAAAGTCATTAATAATATTAAAATAGAGCATAATTTGACTGATACTGAGGACGCCTTAATTTTATTAGTGAGGAGTTATGAATAGATACTATTGGGAGGTTTTATTTAATACAGAATATTTCCCGTATTGGGAGTTTTCTATGCTAATGATGCTATGTCTTATCCTGAGTATTCTGTGGAGAGTGCATCGAATTGAAAATAAGATCGACAAATGGAAATCCCCGAAACTTATCAGAACAAAAATAAGAAAACGACGCTAGATCAAAACTTTACAAGTTGGCTAGGCAGTCACGGACTCGTAAAATCTTTTGAGAGCAACGGGATTTCTTTTGAGGTTTATTGCAGTTCTAAGAAAGATTCTAAGTATAGAGGCCAGTCTGTAGATGGTCATTATTTATTCGTTGAGGAGGGAGAGTTTTCAGTAGCAACTGAATCCCGAAAACCTATAAACTTAGGAGACGGGATGTTTTCTAGTGTAGGGGATGATTTTTCATTCACTCAACACTCTAAGGGTAAGGCTATAATAATAAAAATGACGATGGAGAGGCCTTATTTTTTAGTCGGTGGCCCTATAGAATCTCAGGGACGTCTAAAATATATAAACGGATGCACAGATTCCCTCATTATCCCTCCAGTAAAAAAGGGGATGAGTTGTCTTAATCATTTACATTTTCCTAAAAAAGTAGAGCAGAGTTTTCATACTCATCCATCTGTCAGGATTGGAATAATCGCCAAGGGTTCAGGAATATGCGAGACAAAATCATCGAGTTTTCATTTAGAGACTGGAATGATTTTTATAATTAAACCTGATTGCGAACATAGATTCGTAACAGACAAAAAATCCTCTATGGATGTTATTGCGTTTCATCCTGATTCTGATTTCGGAGCAGAGGATGAGTTCCATCCTATGATAAACAAAACGATTATTAATGGGGTATCTGCTAGAGAACTATAATGGGTCGGGACTTTACGATATGGGGAAAGGTCAGACGGAGTTCGTATAAGCCAAAAAAAACGGGTCGCTATAAAAACAAAGATTCAGAGCAGGCAGATATCAGGATAAAATATTGCACTCGTTGTCGATGTTGTTGGGAGAAAGATGTAGGTAGAGATAGAATCTCAACGTCATCAAATAATATTCTATACTATAAGGGGTTTGTATCATACGGAAAAACGAGGCAGATATGCCCTCAATGCTCGGAAAATGAAAAATTGATATAATATGGCGACTATTCATAAATCGAAGGAAATTGAAGAAAATGTATATGACAAATCCCTAGATAGAATTCATCATTTATTTAAGACTTACGATAATGTCGTCGTGATGTTTTCAGGTGGTAAGGATTCGACTGCTGTTCTCCAGTTATGCTTAGAGGTTAAAAAACAGCTAAAAATAGACAAACCCTTAGACGTTGTTTTTATCGATGAGGAGTGTATTCATCCTCCGACTATTGAATATGTCGAAAGGGTCTCGAAGTGGCCTGATGTAAATTTAAAATGGTTTTGTCTACCTATAAAACATCGAAACTCATGTAGTTATGAGGAGCCTTGGTGGTATTGTTGGGATAGATCAAAAAAAGAATTATGGGTCAGGGAACTACCTGAGCAGGGAATCACAGAACATCCTAGTTTTATAGATGACGCTGATATGGACGTCGAATCTTTTATGAAGTTAATGTATGAAGGCAAATATTACGCTGTAGTCATGGGAATCAGGACTCAGGAGTCCCTCAGGAGATATAGAGCGATTGCATCTAAGAAAGGAGATTTCGCATGGCTAAGAAATTACAAGAGGCCTATAAAAGTCGGTAAAAAAAAGCATAGATATGTTAGGGCGATAAACGCATATCCTATCTATGACTGGAAAAGTGAGGACGTTTGGAAATATGTATCTGATAAGGGGTTCGACTACAATAAGACGTATGACATTTTTAACAAAACGCATTTATTTGAGTCTTGGATTCAGCAGAGAGTTTGTCCTCCGTTTGGAGAGGAGCCAGTCAGGAGTCTGCATCTCTATAAAGAATGTTTCCCTGAGTTATGGGAGAAGATGCTCAATAGAGTTCAGGGGGTTGCTACTGCTATGAGATACGCAAATTCTGAACTATACGGACATCGAATAGGGCGCTCTAAACATACAGATTTTAAGCCTGATAATATGACTTGGCGTAAATACTTTGACGTATTCTTAGACAACTATGAGGGTCAGGAAAAACGAGCGATGAAAGGGAGAATCAATACATTAATTAGGACTCACTATAGGAAAACTAATGACAAGATTCCCGATGGAGTACCTCATATCATAACGGGGGCTAGTTGGAAATTCTTTTGTAGATTAGCGCTGAAAGGAGATAGAAAGGATAGGCAGGGGGGTTCAATGCACAGATTAGGGACTACTCATAGAGAGTCTAAAAACATAACTGAAAAGGAGGCTTTGATTAGACATGGTAAAAAATAGTTCGTGGAAAACTCAGCCAGTTAACGCTGTTTATTGGGAGGATAGAGATAGACTTATCCCTAACAGCTATAATCCTAATAAGGTCTATCCTGCTGAGATGAGATTATTAAAAAAAAGCATATTAGAAAACGGATGGACTCAGCCTATCGTAGCTAACGAGAAAAAAGAAATCATCGACGGATTTCACAGATGGAAGGTGTCTGCTCATCCTACAATATATAAGATGACAAATGGTTTAGTCCCAGTATGTTATGTTTTAAACCTAGATAAAACGTCTACTCAGATGTCTACGATTAGGCACAACAGAGCGAGAGGAACTCATTTAGTTCTGAAGATGGCTGAGATAGTTAAAGAGATGATTGAGTCGGATTGCTCTATTCAGGAGATTATGAGTAGATTAGAAATGGAAAAAGAGGAAGTAATTAGGCTCGCAAATAGGCAGGGCATTCCTCAAAGTGATTTGATTCAGGATGCTGAGTGGTCGAATTCTTGGATTCCAGTTACTAAAAACGAACTTGATAAAACAAGTTGAAACAAGTTAAATGATATGAATAAAACGGGGAAAGGTGGATTCTTAGATAATCCAAAAAACAGAAATAAACTAGGTAGGCCTAGGGGGACAAGTAGTATCCCTGACCTACTTAGAAAGATAGGGGAGGAGCCTGTAACTGATGAACTGGCAGAGGCTATCAAGAAGAAGTATGATGCTGATTTAAGCCTAATGACTATGCAGGAGGCTGTGTTGAGGACGACGTATGCCTATGCGATATCGGGTAAGGCTTGGGCTGTGCAGTTCATAGCTGATAGACTAGAGGGAAAACCAGTCATGAAAATGCAAGTCGAATCACATGAGCCGATTCAATTATTAAAAACTGGAATTGATGAAATAGATAATCCTAAAGATGTTTAAGGTTACTCCAGTCATGGAGCAGATTGCCCTTGATAAATCAAAATATAAGGTCGTTGTAGCAGGACGTAGATTCGGAAAAACCTATATGAGTATCATGTGGCTACTCATGGGACATCTTAAAGAGGGAGAACGTAGATGGATAATTCTTCCAACTTATAGACAGGGGCGGATGGTCGTATTCCCTATCCTGACCAAGATAGCGAGAGAGACTCCTTACGCTGTCGTCAATAATTCAACACTAACAATCAATATTGCAGGCTGTGAGATATCAGTCAAAGGCTCAGAGGATGCGTCTAAATTAAGAGGCTCTCACTTGAACAGAGTCGTTCTAGACGAATACGCATATCAAAAAGCTAACGTATGGGAGGAGGTCATTTATCCTATGATGACAACAGACCCAAACTCTCAGGCCTTATTTATTGGAACGCCTGACGGGTTCTCCAATGGGTTCTATGACTTGTATTTAAAAGGTCAGGGAGGAGAGGAAGATTGGAAGTCATGGCAGTTTAAGAGTATTGATGGGGGGTGGATACCTAGGAAAGAAATAGAGAACGCTAAGAGAAACCTAGACCCTAAAATATTCGCTCAGGAGTTCGAGGCCAGTTTTGAGACTGCACAGAATCGAGTAGCCTACAATTTTGACAGGGACAAACACATAAAAAAAGCACAGAAACTAAGCGATGTGAAATATATTGGACTGGATTTTAACGTCTCGAAAATGTGCGCTGTAGTTGCCTCAGAATATACAGACGGGACGATTCATTATTTCGATGAGGTCATATTGCATAATAGCAATACGGAAGAGATGTGCAAAACATTAAGGAAGAGATATCCTGACATAGACGTCATTTATCCCGACCCGTCAGGGAACTCTAGGTCTACCCAGTCGTCAAAAAGTGATTTTGCTATCCTCAGAGAAAACGGATTTATTATTAGATCAAGAAAGAGTCATCCAACTCAAAAGGATAGGATTAATTGTCTGAATAGGAAATTACTATCAGGGGATGGTAATATCACGCTGTCAATAGACCCTAAATGCAAAGAATTGATAAAAGATTTTGAACAATGCACAAGAGATAAGAGAGGAGGTATAGATAAATCAGACATGGAGAGGACTCATTGTTTAGATGCGTCTACTTACCTGATTGAATACCGATTTCCTATTTTGCATAATAAGGCAATTTCTAAAAGATGGTAGAGGAGTAATAGAATGATAAATTTCGGAAAATCTGTGAACTCAGTTGTGTTCCCTGAGTATTCAGAATCTGCGGTCATCAAGAGTTTAATTCAGTCCGCTCAGGATTATAGAGAGTCAGAGAAAGCTAAGAGGAGAACAGCGCTAGACTTTTATCTATATCAAAATACTGAGCGTCATGTTCAGCAATGGTTCGAGTCTGATTCATTACAACAAGTCCCAGTATTTCCTCAGGCCGTTGTTCAGCGATTCGCTAGGGCTAGGATGATGTTATATAAAAATCCTTGTAAACGATACATAGGAAACGAGATAAATGACGATTATAATAAAATGACTTATATGCTCGATTCTAAAATAAAGATGTTCTCTGAAATAGCTTGGTTATTAGGGGACTGTTTTTTCAAGTCATCATTTAACGAGAATAAACAGAGGCTAGAATATACCATTCTCCCCGATGTGAAAGAATATTGCGTCATAGGGGAATCTAGTCCTTTCGGGATGAGTTACGAGGTAGAGTCTCCATTTAAAAATAAAAGGATGTTCGTTTATTGGTCAGAGGATAGAGACGGAGTACAGGGCGCACACTTTAAATTCGATCAAGACGGCAAAAGATATCCAGTCGGTGATAATTCTGAAATGATTAATCCTTACGGGATTATCCCTATAGCTAAACTAGACAACTATAAAAATTCCTACGATGTCGTCCGCTCTGCGCTACAGATATCGATAGCCATGACAGAAATCGCTCTGAATGTAAGGTTCGCATTAGGTCAGCCAGTATTTACGGGAGTCATGGAGGGTCAGTCAGAAATAAAATCAGGAATAGACAACGCCTTATTTCTTGGAGAGGATAGCGATTTCAAATATGTCTCGCCTAATGGATCAATGATGGACATGATTGAGGCCGTTAAGCTATTCGCAAATGTTACAGCAGAAAACAATCATTTAAGGATTAGATGGGGCGAATCAGGAGGGAACGCTCCTAGCGGTGAGGCTCTAAGAATATTGGAACTCGAGAACCATGAATCTAGAGAGGCTGACACTTTGATTTATAGAGAGTTTGAGAATGACAGATATGCTATTGACAGAGCGATTCTAGAAACTCATAAGGTTATGACTTTACCTGATGAATACTATGTCGATTTTGGAGAGGTAGAATATCCGATGTCAGTAGATCAAGAGTTGAAAATGTTAGAGTGGAAAATGGCAAATGGGATAATGACTAAAAAAGATGTTCTCAAATATTTTAATCCTGACATGAGCGAGGCCGAACTGGATGAAAAACTCGATGAGGTTCAGGAAGAGCAACAGCAGACAACACAGCAGGAGCAGGCTAATCAGCCAGTATTCGGAGGATTGAGGAGTCTTGGCTAAACCTATAACTAAATTCCTAGACGATGTTCAAATCCTCCAATTTAAAATGCAAAAGGACGCTGATAAAGTCTTAGAGGCTATTGATATAGATGAGATGTTAAAAGTAGGCGTCAGGCCGTATCTGAAATCATTAGGTCAGGCCTACCTAAAGGAACATAATAAAGAAATTAAAAAGGCTTATAAGCTAGGAGAGAAGTTCGCTGATGGAGTGCAACGAATATCAAAACAAGATAGATAGAATTTTATTTTATGAGCCTGATTTTTATGCTCTAGATTTTTATTTTTTATCAAAAACGATAAAATTCAAATTCAAGTATTCCGAAAAATCGGAATAATTACGGGAAAATGAGGAAAAATTCATTAACAAAGCATAATTTTATAAGTTTCCTCAGTCGTAAAATGAGAGAGCCTATCATCAATATCACATTAGACGAGTCAGACGTAGACGCTATAATAACAACTTTAAAAGATAAGTCAATACCCTCAGGGAAGGGGGAGGGAATAGTCAGGGAATAGTCAGGGAATAGTTTTGAGGAAAGTATATACTATACGTTTTCCCCTATTTTAATCTTATGAGAGAATTACTACATCATTTAATAGGAACTTGCGGAGAGAGTCATCTAAGTATTTTGACTGTCTTATCTACTGGGGTTCTATTTATATATAGAGATTATGTTTTAGATTTTATCAGGTGGATTTATGAAAATAAGAAAGAACTTTAGTTTAGAAAAAGTAGTCAGAAAACTAGATTTGACTAGAGAAATAAATTTAATGGCCGATTCAATAGTAGCAGACCATAAGAAACGAGGGAAACTAGGAGTCGGTATTAAGGGGAGGAAATTAAAGAAGTTGCGTCCCAGTACGATTCATAGCAA